ATTCGCCTGCAGGTTTATCACTTGCAGGCTTTTTTAATATATCTTTAGGGTTAGGAATAAAGCCTTTAAAATAACCGATAATGTCCACGCCTGTAGTTTGTGAAACATTTTCGAAAATAGATTTTAGCTCAATGCCACAAACAAATAAAGCAACGTAATAACTAAGCGTAAATTCTAAATCTAACATCCAGGTAAAAACTTGACTACTTATAATTGCCAAACAGTAATCATTCATTTTTGAAATGGTTCTTCTAAAACCGCGCGACTGTATTTTTTCTTTTAATGCTTTAGCTTTTCTAACGCCTGTCATGAAATCTACTAATAGCAAAAATGAAAGGCAAATAATAAGCGGCTTTAAAATGAAAAGTTGTTGCTTTATTTCGGGCAAAACTTTCATAAAATAATTAAGCGAATCGGCGGTCAAAGTCAGGGAATCCATTATGAGATTTTAATATAACGTGAAATAATAACCGCGGCAGGCGTACCTATAAAGATAAACCACCACGGCAGGGGAACGAATATAACAAAGAATGTAAATGTAAATAGTGAAACCCATGTACCAAAGCATATAGGGCAGGAGCCAGCCATTGACCACGGGTTATTTTTCATATTGTTTTCAACATCATTATAAACGTGTTCAACTTGTTGTAAATAATCTTTGTAAATACTATCGGCTTGTTCAGCCGTTTTATTTTCAAGTTCACCTTTTAGCTGAATATCACGTTTTATTTTCCAAGCGTTATATTTAGCCCATACGCGGTTTTTTTCTTTGTCTTCGAAGTCTAAGTAACGTTTTGAAATAAACTTGCCGTAAGCGGAATATATGCGCCCTGTATAGTATTCGCCCTGCACAGGTGAACCGATGCAATAATGCAAAAACTTAATTATGCAAGCTGCAAATATTGATAGTGTTATAAGTGATAGCATATTAGTCTATTGGTGGGAATGGCGGTGATGGTTTTGGTTTATACTCAATTAGCGGCAAATCTTTTACCCATTGAAATACAGGATTAACGCAAAATTCCATCTCTTCAACTGAAATTATCCAGTTGTCATTTGCATCCTGTATTGGGTTAAAATAGCTGTCTTCATCGTAAAGCTGACCGACAAGCTCATTCTTTTGCGATTCTGTTAAAAGTCCTACGTATATCATAATCTTCCTAAAGTTGTATTATATGTTACTACTGCATTTCTCAAACTTAATCCTTCTGCTGCTGATAAGCCATCTCCTAAACTATGAAAAGCAATTGACATAATAGCATAGTTTGATGCCGTTCCAGAAGCATTATGAGCAGCAAGATAACAAGTTAAAGAAGGCAAATTATGATTTGTCGTAGTTGTAGTTGAAGTTGTTGATGTTCCATCAGCTTTAACTATAAACATATTGTTATTAGCTGTTCTTGACGATGCTCTAAATCCTTTTAATGAAGATGCTGTAAGTGGTGTTTCAGAATTTGTTAAACCTAAATCTCTAAATGTTAATGTTGTTCCAGATAATTCTATTGTTGTTCTAAAACTAAACGATGCTGAACTTTGCGCTCCACCCATACTTCTTAATGCTGTACTAATATTATCAGTGTTATGATAAAACGCATGGTGATGTGAAAATTGCAGTAATGCAGTATTAGCATTTAAAAAAGTATTAGCATAACCATTTGTACCATTTGGCAAAGCACCAGTGCTGCTATGAGTCCAACCGCCATTAAACACAAGTCTGTAAGCGGCATCTAAATCTTGCGGGTCTTTCAAATTCCATTTGTGCAAGGCAGCAGTTCCGCCTACCATCGGATAAATAGCTTTCATTTTAGTCCAAATGCTTGCTGCTTTCAAATCTAAAACAAGCTGATTGATAGCGTTTAAATTTGTAGCACCTGTAAGCCCTGAAGCTGTAAAAAATGCCTGAGCATCGGGGTCATAAGCAACCCCAAAAGAATAAGGATTTATTATCATCTTGTTCCGATTAAAGTAATTTTTAAACCTTTTGCAGTTCCATCTCCGATTTGGTCGATGTCAATTGTAATTTCTGCATCGTCAGTTAGCGCAGATGTTGTTATTGTTGCAGGTGTTGCAGCCGTAACAGATGTTTTTTCTGTATTGTCAATAGTTAGCTTTGTACCTAAAACAGATGAACCGCCTTGATTTATGTCAACCGTAAAGATAGAACCCGATGCTTGTGCAGTTGTTAATGAAGCACGAACAGCCGTAAGCGTAAATGCAACTGGCAGCCTAAATGTAACTTTATTAGTGCCCGCAGTTAATGCTGTTGTTTCATCAGATGCAGCTAACTGTATTTCGATAGGTATAACAGTTGGACCACCACCTCTAACTACAAAAAAAAAATCAGTGCTTAGCAATTGAGCTAAGTCTCCACAATCACCCGTAAACGCAATTGGCGCGGCAGGCACTACTTCGGTATTTGCAACCGTTGCAGGGTCGATATATTCAACGCTGCCGTTATCTTGAACAACTTTAACGCTGCCGTTTACGTTACATTCAATTTCTACAATGTCAGGGCTTAGGCTGTTAATGAAATCGCCCGAAGTCGAATCATAAATAGCTACATTGCCGTTTGCGAGTTTTACTATGTCTATCATTGTTTAATTATTATTTTAGTGCTAAATTCAATACAATCATATTCTATATTATTAACTTCAATTTTAACAATTTCGCCGTTAGGGTCAATTATCTGTCCTGTGTATGTGTAGTTTTCGTTTAGGTTTGTCATTGTAAAAATAACTGTTTCGCCATCTATAACATCTACACTATAATAAACAGAAACACTACCAAAACTAAGTTGCAAAACCCAAACACCTTCCGTTAAAGCATCTACAACAATGCCAGTATTATAAACAGCATTGCAAGCGTTAAGACAGCCCAAATTTAACGTTTTTTCACAACAATTACAACAAGCCATATATATAAAGTTTAATTTTTTCTAAAAAAGGGGGTATTTATTCCAACCCCCTACTAATTGCCTAAGGTAGCGAAACTTGGCGGCATAGTGAATCTTAACATATCGTGAACGGCTTACATTTTTCTGTAAGGCTAAAATCATATCGTAATTCAAAATCTAAGCTAACTATTTGCATAAGACTTAACAGCGTTTTAGGGTCTTTGCCTGTTTCAGCAGCGTAAACAGTCCAAGGTAATATTTCATTTGATACAGGGAACAAGCGCGGGTTAACTATTGCGTATTGCCATTGTATGCCCTTAAAATTCGCACCGTAAAGTGCAAACTTAACCGAATCTAATAGCATACGCGGGTCAGCGCAAAGATGCCAAAAAACTAATTTAAGTGGAACACGCACATCCAATTCGATTCCACAACTTCCGCGCTTAGTATTTGCGGCTTTTCTTGTTTCCGAAACAATACCATTAACACGGATATAATAGCCCGTTCGCGCGGTGTCTGTGATGCCAACATAGTTTCGTGTGCCGTTTTGTGTAACATTTAAAGTAACAACCTGCCCCGCAGTATCTTTTACAGCAATGCCATTACCGTTAACGTTTACATTTACGGCTGCCATTGCAGTATCAATTTGTTTAATAAGTTCGGTTATTATATCTTGTGTTACGTACATTATAGTAAATCGATTTCTTCTAAAATTGCTAATAGTTCATTTCGTGCGGCCGTTTCGCCTAATTCGCGTTCATCTGTTGAAACGGTTGAAATGTCTTTTCCAAAACGCGCTTCATTTGTTTCCATTATATCAGCTAAAGAATCAACTGTATAAGTAATAGCGCTAACAGTTCCGCTTTCAGTTACTTTAATACTTTCAAATAATGAACCGCTAAAGTTTAAATCAACTGTATCAGAATTAGCGCCTATCAATTGTCTTAATTCCTTATAGCCTTGTGTTAAATACCTTGTTTTATGCGCATTGCCATTTTTAAAAACCGTTTGACCATTTTTACCTTGTGGGGTTACGTTTGCTGCTTTTACAGTTGTAAGGCTTAACGGATTTATATAAAACGGGTTTACTGAATATTGACCTATTGCACTACCACTTGAATCCAAACCGTTTAAAAATATTCTTTGTTTGTATTCTGCAATGACTTGAATAGCGGCAACCTGCGAAATTCTACGCGCCGTGTTGTCATTATTTACAACTTCTGATAGTATTTCTAAGCGTTCAGATAAAGTCATTAGCCTGGGAACATTGGATACATTCTTAAACGTGGTTCACATCTATAGCAAAAGCGGTCAGCTTCTAATAACTGAATAATATTATCAATTTCGTTATCTAAGGCCTCAATACTTGCATTCTCCCACTCACCTATTTTAACATTTGCCCATTCGTTACCATGTGTTTTAATTAAATTTAAACGGTTATTAGGACTAACCCATTCTTTTAATATTTGAACGCCTGTTTGATATAAAATTGCCATGCCTAAACGGTCCAAAAATTGACATATAATATCAGTATCGACACAATCAACACGTACACAAGCGCCTAAATAACCCGATTGCGAAGCGCTAACACCATTCCAACCCGTAACATCTAAAACAGTATCGCCGCATGGCTTGCAGTTTGTAGCAGCATTGCAAGTGTACAGATAAGGCGCTATATTAGTAGTGTCAATAGTCACTAATAATAGGTCTTCTTTAAAATATTTCTTAACAAAAATGTGCATTTCCGTATCTGCAAAAACAGTAACAGCCTGACTAAATAATATATTGCCTGCATAATCAGTTACGTAAATAGTTGTATTGCCGTTATTTGTTGCCTTAAATTTTACTGAATCAATAAATATTCTACTTTGCGGGCTATCTATCCACTTCTTTGATATTTTAATGCCACGATTAACAGCTACAGGAATATCAATAGAATTTGAAGCGCTGCAAACAGCATATTTAGAACCGATACTATTTAGCTTTATACCCCTTGCATTTAAAACAGCTTTCAAACGTTTTTCAACTACATCAGCTGCAAAATACATTTTTTCCTGCACTGTCAAAGTAGCAGAAATAAGCGCTTCAGAACTAACCGCCGCGACATTATTTATAGTTAACCCTTCAAGATTTTCTAAATAATAACCCGAAGTCGGTACTGTATCTTCAGGATAACAGCCGTTAAGACTTATTATGTAGTTTTCTAAGCAAGTAGGTGTATTAAGATTCAGCATCTAATTCAGTTTGTTTTTTACGACCGCGTTTTTTAGGCTTTTCAGTTTCGTTTATTTCTTCGGCTTCAACGGCTTCATCGGCTTCGGCTTCGATGGCTTCGGGTTGTTGTACATTTTCTTCTATTTTAATTACAGATAATAAACCATCTGAATAATAAATATCTTTAGGAAAATCATTTTGCTTTACAGCCTTTTCAACAGCCTTGTTAATCTTTTCGCTGCCTATTGTTTTCTTTTGTGTTGTGTAGTCAAATAAGTAAACAACATCTTCGTTATCGGTACGCTGTACATTTATAGCGCCGTAATATTTTCGAATTATTGTTAGTGCCTGTGCTATTTTTTTTGAATAGTTTACCATGTGTTTTTATTTTAAAAAGGGGCGGTTTCCCGCCCCCGAATCATTAAAACTAAATTGTACCGTTAAAAGTATCGTTGCAATCAACGCTATCAGTTATGATAAGCTGTGAACTACCTGCTTCGCTTGTAGCAGCGTAGAAGTTACCGTAAGTACCAAAAACAGTAGCTTCACCTAAGATTTGGTCATTTGGTGCACCGTCAAATGTAGCACTTGCTAATGTCCAATCTAAATCTGTAAGTGTTGCACTTGTTGAAGGTGTTGAAGCGCTGTAAACATTGATATAAGTTGATGTGGTAACACTTAAAGCAACATCTGAACCTGTAGCAGAAACAATTACAACACTTGCAACAGTTCCGTTAGCAAATACATAAATTGTTAAGCCTACACCATCCCAACCGCCTGCAACTGTATAAATTGCACCAACACTTGCAAGAGCAGTTTGTGCAGCTGCTACAAAACCATTTGCACCAGCTTCAGTTGTTAAATCAAAAGAACCGCCTACGCTAAATGGTAAACCGTTGATTTGAATTGCAACCGCATCTTCAACATCAAGTTCAGTATATTTAAACAATTCACCTTGTACTGTTTTAGAATAGAATACAGCGTTACAAGCTACATCGCAAGCATCAGCAGATTCGCAGAACGTTGCATCAGTAGCATTTGGCGCACCAGCAAAACCACATGCAGGTTCAATATCGCAATATCCTGTATCAGCGCAAACAACTTCATATTTGAATACATCAAGTACGCCATCAAATAAACAATCGTTTTGTGCCCAACATTTAGGCATACCAACTACGGCCCAATTAGTAGCGAATTGGATGTAAAGTTCAATTTCGTCATTACACTTAACATATGACATAACTACATCATGCTCAATACCTAACCAAGGGTCAACAACAGTAGTACGCATTTGGTCTTCAAAGTCATAGGTAAATTGACCTTTGTTCTTTGCGTAAGTTACAAGTTGAAGCGCACCTGGTGCCATTGCGATAATTTCATTAGTATTACCTAATGCAGCAGGTAGGTTAGTATCGTAGAAAATTGAACGGGTGATGTCAAGTAGTGACGCGTCAAAACCGTTATCATTACCGCTTGCAATTGCACGGGCTTTACGGTATTGGTCAAGCAAAGTGCCACCAATCAAAATCATTTGTTGTTCGATTTCAGCTTGTTTGCGGTCGCTATCTAAAATAGATTCACCAACAGGGTTAATACCTAAACCACTTGAAAGGAACAAAGGCAAAGACTTAGAAGTTACAGCAGGGTCAGCACAATCGCATTTAACGAATGAACCGATAAAACCGTTATTAGCTACAACAGTAGAAACTTCTTTACCAAGTCTGTTAATGTGATTTCTTAAAACTTCATTAACATAGCTGTTTTGATAATCGGCGCGGCTTTCTTTAATACAACGGATTAACTCATCGTCAATCTTAATTTTCTGTGAAACTGTTTTATTTGTAATTTCAATTTCATCATAAAGCGGCTTAACAACATCGCCGTCAGTAGGGCAATATTCAAGCGAAGTAGCATTAGATTCAGCCAAACGCGGGAAAAAACGGCGTGAAACTTTGTAAACTTTACCGTTACCTTGTTCAACAGCCTGAACGTTACCGAGTTTAACCTGTGAAGCGGATTTATTAGCAGCACTAACAAGTAATTGCAATAGTCCGATATTTGGCGATGGCATGGAGCGCATACCGCTGTTATTATTCAGCGATATGTCTATAATTTTCCACGCATCAGCGAGTTTTATAGTTGACATTTAAAGAATATTAAATTTTGAAAAATTGTTTTTTGTTTGGCATTTTCCACGCTGCCAGCGTTCTGTTTTTTTTCTGTGCCATAGCACCCTATTTTGTGAGAGGTCGTTACTGCAAAGATAATGCGTTTATAAATAAATAAATAAATAATTTTTTAATACAATTATTAAACAAAAAAAGCAGCCCTTTCGAACTGCCCAAACTATTAACTAACTAAACTAAATCATGCCATTTTCCTGTAAGTATTTTAAACGGGCGGGGTGCATTCCGCTTTTTGATTTTTCATCAATTTCAAAACTTTTAGGTTGACCGCCGTTTGATTGCTTTTCAAAATTATACTCAGCTGCTATAATTTCAAATAGTGTTTCGTACTTTAAATTTTCCGTTGGCTTAGATGGATGTTTTACGCGGTTGCCATCTTTATTTACCCAAATATTATTATCGGAATCAATTTCAAAATCTAAGCCACGTTCACGGATTTCAGCTTCTAAAATTGCACGCATTTCTTTAGGTGCTAAACGTGCATTTTTTACAGATTCAACTAATGAACCACGCACTTTATCTATTTGCTGATTCTTAATGTAGCTTTGAAATTTGCCCTGTTCTTCTTTAATAGCCTGTTGCATTATCATTTCCTTTTCAGTTAGTTTTGCATTGGCTAATTCTAACTGCTGAGTTAGCTGTTGCAACTTTTGCGCATCGGCTGAAGTGTATTCAGATTTAAGTTTTTCCAACGTTTCTAATTGGCTATTCTTTAAATCAGAAACAATAGTTTTAAACCTATCTTTTTTGTCTATTGCTTCATATTTTTTTAGGTCAATAGCAAAAGCATCGGCTATCTGTTTTTCTGTTTTAGCATAAGCAGCGCCAAATAGTTCCGCGCTTTTAGCTTCTTCAATCTGTTTGCCTAAACGTTCCTGTACAGTACGTTCGATTTTAGATACATAACCCGTTACGGCTTCATCTAATGTAATTTCGTTTGATTCTAATTTTAAAATCAGTTCGGGTTCAATACCGAGTTTTTCTACAAATTTGTCAAGCATTTTCACGTGTGTTTAATTTAAAAAATAATTTTGTAAACTGTTCAAAATCTATACTAAGCGGCAATTCAAAACCGCCCTTTAAAATAACCTTTGTAAATTCATCGCCACTTTCCCATTGTGATTTATAGAACGTTGCAACTTCATCGAGGTCAATATAACAATAGTCTTCAAGTTCAACAACTTTATCAGATTCATTATTAGATAACCTTTCATCTATTTCTTTTTTTATTTTTGCCGCTTCTTTATAATCCTCGCATTGTACAGCATCTTCAAAATCACTTTGAAGTTCCTCAAGTGTTAACGGTTCTTCATTGTATTCTAATTGAATAACAAACTTATACCAACGTGCCATATTATCTACGTTTATTTGCACAGCCGCAGCCGCGTTTGGGGGTGACTGTTCTTTGAATTGGTTGTGCGGGTTCTGATACGTGAATTGTACCGAGATAATTATAATTGCCCGTTTGTTGTTCTGTGTACCATTGTGCAGGTGTAAACTGATATTCAGTACCGCTTGTTTTATGCTTTGCTTTTATGACTAACATAGTGTTTTATTTTTTCTTATAATTCTCTGAACGTACAGGGTAAGCTATATGCCTACAATTAAAACCTCCGCGATTTTGGCAAAAGTTTTCGGGCGTTGTATCGGGTATCATACCTGTACCGTTATCATCGGCCCAATCAATTTCGCTTTGTAAATCTTCAAATAATATTAAACCTATTTTACCATTTTTATCTTCACGTACCCAACGTTCACACTGTGCGCGGCTATCCTTTACTAAACTACCAACGTATAACAAGGCATCTAATTTATAACTTTTTCGAACCGCTTCATTTACTATTCCATCGTACTGTAATAACGCGTCACGTGAGGCCTGCAAAGTAATTCTTTTTAATACGCCTTGACGTGCTTCACTTGTTGTTAATTGCCCTGCTATTGAAGTAACAACATCTGTAAGGCTGCTACCTTGGTTTACTGCTATTAGTAATTCGCCTTTAAGCGGGTTTATTAAATCATTATTTAATCCTTGACCTTCCATTGCCGCTATTACATTATTAACAGCATATCGCTTAAATGGGTTTAAAAAACTTTGTGTAATACTAATACCGTTCAATTCCTGTTGAACTAACTTAGTATTTTCACCTATTTCATCAAAGTTTTCTAAAAACCCTGCAACCATAGTATTATATCCAGCCTTTTCTAAGAACCTATTAAGTGCAGTTTTAAACGAACCTAAACGCGCTAAGTTTTCCTTTGACCTTACTAAATTGCCCGATGTAGTTCTAAACTTACCTATCCAATCGACAACCTGTTTTACAAATTTAGGTTCTACTTTGTCAAACCGCTTTTGTAAAATTTCAAGTGCTTTGTCGTTAATTCTTTCGGGTTTGTTGAAATCCATTAGTTATTATCTTCGTCGTTATCTGAATTATCTGAATTATTAAATTCATCCATATTAACTTCAGGTACTACATTACTTGCAACAGCATCAAAACGCGGCGCTAACTTTTCATCAATAGCATTTTTGATAGTAGTATAATCGCTACCCATAATATCAAAACCTTCATCGTAATACAATTCTGTAACAGCATCAAAAACGAATTGAGCGCTAATTGCATCCTTTTCAGTTATCTGTCCACTTGCCAAAAGCTGTACACGTTCATCAACAGTATAAAGATAAGCGCTGTTATACATGGCGCAAATGGTCGCTATTTGACGCGCTGTAGCATCAGCATTATAACGGCGATCAACATAGCTTATATATGATTCGTAACGTATAGCAGTCGGTAAGCCTTGTTGTGATAGTGCAAATTCAGCCATTAGCTCTGTTTCTGTTTTAAGGTCAAAACTAATAGGCGGATTTACAAAAATAGGACTTTCAGTATCCATAAAAACAATAGCCTGAATAATACGCAACACTTCTTTATAACGTGCATAAACATCATCGCTAATTTTACCAACTTCTATATATTCAGGTTCGCGGTCTAATTCTTTTGCCACACCCGACTGTGCAGCTTTTAAACTACGGTTTATATTTAACACTTGTTCCGCTTTGCCAAGTGCTTCTGTAGCTACCTTATTAGTTTCCTGAATAGTCGAAACATCGGGGCTATAATAGCGTATCGGCTCAACTTGTTGCTTATCATTATCTCCAAACTTCGAAGTTGTAGGATTTAAGTTATAGGCTGCAAGCGGTGTTATGCTTAACGTTTTGCCATGCCCTAAACAAGTTTTACATGTTATTGAAGTGTCATAATCATTTGGGTCAGGAACGCGGCCCACACCATTACAACTGTTACAATCAACCCCCTCAACAAATTTAATAGGGAAGCATGTCGCAAGCATAACCGATTTATGCTGATTGTCAAAAATAGCAGCATCATTAAGGTAAGGTATTGCAGGGCTAAAATCAGACTTATAAATTTTAAACGTATTGCCATAATTATCATATTTAGGTACAACGCGACCGCCTAAAGTAACCCATGGCATAATGCCGCTGTTATGTTCATAGATAACTTCAAACATTGTTTTATCGCCATACGCGCGAGCCTGAGCGTAAAACATATCAGTTACAATGTGATAGTATAGCGGATTTTCAATACCTAATGTAGCATATTTATTTTTTGATATGCCTTTATATATTAGTAGTCTGTATTCAGGGTCGTTAAAAACAATCCTGTCAGACTGAATTACTTTCATATCTACATTAACGCGCACGTTATCGCTTTCAATACCCTCGCCTTTAGGTTCGATAAGTAAAACGGCGTTAGGGTCAAGTACGCGGTTCGGAATAAAAACAGAAAATATATAATTTTGTAAAGTAGAATCCCCGAACTTTTCAGTTTCGGCAAATTCTTTCATATCTGTATTTTCAAAACGTACAGAATGTTTTGCAGAACTTAGCAACCTATGCAATTCGGTTATAGCTTTAACCAATGGCGATTCTGTTTTAGGCTGATAGGTATTTTTTCTATAAGCTAAAATCTGTTCATCTTCATTTGGAAAAGCCTTATCTAACGCGGGCGGCACTTCACCGTAGAAGTGTGGTTTAATGCTTTCATAAATACGTTTCCAATCCGCGCGAAATGGATGCACGGGCGGGTTTAGTATTGTAGCATTTACAGAATCTAAAAATTGATAAAACTGTTCTAAGTTCATTATATTGATTTTTAAAAAGGGCGGCTAAATTAAATAACCGCCCTTATAAATACTATGGTGTAATTGTAATTACAAGTGAACCAGTTACGCCTGAAGCATCGTTAGCAGTTGCAATAACAGTAACTAAGCCTGCGCCCGTAGCAGTAAGCAAACCGCCTACAGAAATAGTTGCCGAACCTGTTCCGTTAACAACAGACCATGTAACAGATGTATCAGTAGCATTTAAAGGTAAAATAGCTGCAAGCATTTGCAACGTATCACCATCAGCAACAGTTGTAACGTTACCTGTTCCTGTTACTGCAATTGAAGTAACCCAACAAACATTATAAGGCAATGTAAGCAAGAAGTCTAAAGACAATTGGCTAAATGTACCAAGCTGTTCATTATATCTAAATTCAACAGTCCAATAAGCATCGTCTTCATCAGTTTCAGCAATCTGATAGAACGGTCTAACAGTTACGTTTGAATACCAACCTAAGAAACGACCATCGCAAGTTACAAAACCAAATTCATAACCCGCAGCTTTAGCAGGATTTGAAAGGAAGTTATAAAGAGCATCAATAGTAAATGTAACGTCATTTTCTGCATCGGTAAGTGATACAACACGCGACTGTTTTACTACTTCTTCCTGTCCGCAACTACCACGTTTTTTAGTAGTAAATTCAGGTGCAGGCAAACCACCGCTAATACGTGAACCGTTAACGCGGCCAAAAACGTTTTTATCAGCTATTGCAGTTTCCCACTCAGTAGAATCTGTAATATCAGCAAATTCATAATTACATTTTTTTGCAAACCAACCAGCGATACCACCTGAATAAACAGTTGAATCGCACGGGTCGCATAAATAATTAGGGGCGTTATCCTCGTCTATGCAAGGCGGGCAAACACCGAAAGCGCCTAAAAAACCGTTAAGAAAAGAAATATTATTCATATTTTTTGTTTTTAAAATATTTGTAAATGAATACGACCTCACCTACATTGCTTGTTATCTAATCGACATCTTTTATCAAATGTCAAATCTAACAAAAACATTCGGTTATCTTCAGGCTTTTGGTCATATCTAAAGTTTTGATATTGCACCGCGTCAACAGTTACATAATTGCCTCTCACAGCTTGTTGTAGTAACTTAATGTAAAACGGGGGCACAGCGCCAGAAATAATACCGTAATTTTCTGTTATATCTTTACTGATAACTACATTTCTGTCATTTTCTGTTATCGCTTCAGTATCGCCAAAGAACTCAACAGTTCCAAAGATGCGAAGCGAATTATAAAACGGTGTATTATTAGAACCCAAATAATTAGTCAAAGTTCCGTAAAAATTACCGTTGCAATCATAATTTGCGTATGTGCTATAAATTAGTGAAGTGTCGTTTAAGTTTCCACAGCCTTCAACTTTTTTATAGTATTCTGTATAAAGTCTTTTATCTAATTCAGGTTCTAAAGTTATCTGATTTATTTTGTAATATTCAATATATAATCTAAAGCAATCCAAATCAGCAGGAAACAAACCCGTATTAACAAACCATGTTTGTATGCTGCCTGTTGCAAGGCTTTGCCCTACATGGTAACTATCTGAAAAATCATCTATAAATTCACTTATAAGTGAACCGCAACAATCATATAAGCTAACTACAACATAATGCGAAGTACTTGTGCTTGTTTGAAAACCTGCTACTAAAACGCTGTTAGGCTGATTATACAAATCAGTAACTTGTGTTTGAAAAGGTATAACATCGCCCTGCACATAAGGAATATAAAACGGCAAATCAGAACCGCACAAATTACAGTTCCAAGCATCTCTTACATGTTGCATTAAATTAGGCGGCAAAATAGGACAAGCATACCGAATCGGTACAGGCTGCCTAAAAGAATATGTCCTACTTATTTCGGGCGTATATGAAACAGGATAATTTACTAACATATATTTGCAAAGATACAAATAAAAATTAAATTAAAAAATTTTAACCTAAATCGCTACATTTATAGTTATTATCAAAAGTAACTATAGGTATTAAACTTGGTGCAGGTATTGGAACGGGCATTAAAATTTCATGTCTAATTGTGTGCGGGCCTGTACCTGGATCAAAATCTGCATCAACAATAAACCTATAATAAGCTATTGGAATTGTATCGCTAATTTTTATAGCTGTTACTATATTACCCGCATAACTTAAAACGCCTATAGGGCTATTTGCATTATCTACAAAGTTATTTTGAACTATATTTATACCACCTACATAATCGGGGTGCGCTAATATTTCAGCTATTACTGCCGTTGGATTACCTGTTATAGTCCACAAAGGTAAAACGCCAACAGTTCTATAAGTCGATGTGCTTGTTAATGCAACTAAGCCAATAGGGCAATAATCGGGGATTTGCTGATATGCAATACCTGTAACCCAATAACGTTGGCCTTGTGTTAATTGCTGAACGTTTATTTTGAAAATAGCTAAGTCATCCAAGCCAAATGAAGCATCTACATCGTCAAGTTTTCCACTAACTAACTGTTGCATTTGCACTACAATAGGCTGCCAACTTGATTCTTCTTCAATGGCATTGTTATTTGTATCGCCTAATTCGTTTGCAGGGTAAATAGTAGCAATGAAATTTATTGAACCTGTAAACGTTGGGTCTTTTTCAACCTCTGCAATAATTTGGTCAGCATCGCAAATGTCTATTATTTCGGTTTTAATGCCTACGATATAATCGGCTAAATCGTAAAACTTAATGCTTAATAAATTTGGCGTTATTGCATCATTTTCAAAAACATCGACATCTAATTTTTGTACATAATCTATTTGTGTAAATTGTGTTATGCCATTAGTCGAAGTCGGCTGATTTAAACTAATAGTCCATGTTATTTCAGTCGATGTGCCCGCGTATTCTTCAGCTATTCTAAAAATACAATCTAAAACTAAATCGGTTGCATCATTGGTTACAATAGTCATATCAGCCGTTGTAATTGGCGGCGCGGCAGGTATTAAACCCTGCACTTGGTTAACAACGCCTGGGACATTTGTAAGCCTGCAGATAATGCCCGCTACACTTCCATCAAAAGTACCTGTTAAACCAATTGCATTTAGCGCGGTTACATAGCTTGCTTTGTCAATTGCTAAACGGGCCTTTATACGTTGGTGCGGTGCTATTGTTAATTCGTTTCCGCTGTACTCAGTATTGTAAGTGCTAATAAATCCTGTTAACGTTGGTATTGCAGGCGCTGTATATGTGGCCGTTAATAATGGGCTTAGATGCGAAGTTACATATTCAGGATTCGCACTATCATGAATATTTACCACTATGTAATATTGACCGTTTATTTGTAGCTGTGAACCATCGATAGTAAATTGCACTTCTATGTCATCGGGATTTGGGACATCTTCAAACCAATCCGAAGGCGAATAAATAGCGCCGTTTAGTTGACCGCTGCCAGGCGTTGCTTGTGGTATTACGGCATCAGATAATTGTAAGTCAGTAACAAAATCAGTATTGTTTAAAACCGTGTCAACCCTAAAAAGCAAAACGCGAATATCAGTTATTGCAGGGTTTGCAACTGAGCCGTTGTATGCTTCGCCCCTTAATAATATTCTAACTGAATTGTCTTCACCTACGGCCAACTGATTATTAGTAACGGTAAAAATAGCGTTTGGAATTGTTGACCTATTTGGTTGTGCCGCTGTTGCTTTTGCTTCTGTAAGTAGTGGTAAACTTGCAGCTATTTGCGATGCTGATGTTATTTCAAGTTCACGAATATATCGCATCAATAAGCTATACCCTAAATAGTCGGAATTGTACCAACGAGCATCTACAAGTATATTTGCAAATCTTGAACCAAATGGTGTAGTTACTACCATGTCAAAACCTGCTGAATCAAAAACTTTACATCCTAAACTTAAATTCTTTGTTTGGTTGTAAACTATTTGACCTATGTTATTAGGCAAACCTAAAGAACTTGACGCTAAAAATCTATTTACATTTGAATTAGATGAATTGCCAAATATAAAGTTAGTAGTATCATTTGTAACGTAAAATTCAAATAGTACTGTTGCAATATCGTGAGGCGGTGCATTCTTTGACATCTCACAATAGATATTTTGCAATGCAGGATTTGCTATATTTAAAACAGCTTGTTGTGGTGTTGTGCTTAATGGGTTTAATGTTTGATAGCCAAAATCAAAAGCGTTTATAGGATTTGATAATACATAAAGCCCTGGATTAAATCTTAGTTGTTTATTTAAAAAGCTATTAGCCCCCGAACTGTTAATAGTAAACGTTAGTCGAACTTTTATTCCTATTGCTAAGCCTTCCACAGGTACGGCGGGAATAGTCGCAGCCGTAAACGTTGCAATGTTATATAAAACAGTTCCGCTGCTATCTATGCAATCTAATTGTATATTATCGTAAGTATAAGACATTAAATTAAGCCTTGAATAGTTAATGAATTATTATTTGTATCGTAAGTTATTTCTGTTATTTGTACTTGACCCTGCGAAGTCGTAACGTATTTATCAATGTCTAAACTTGTAAGTAGGTCACAATCCGCACTTATTGATATGGTAACTTTGCGCGTTTTTACAGATGTTAGGCGTGGGTCATCGATGTAGAATAGTTTTTGGTAGGCGGTGTCGTATGCAACGCCGTTACCTGCTACAAACGGTAATTCTTTAACATACCATTTATAATTATATGCGCGTTTGCCATTTGACATTGGTGCAACATCGGGAACAGCTATTCCACGTTCAATAATATTATTATTTATGTTCTGATTTAAAACTTCACGCAAACCAATTAGTTTTGGAAATGCTGAAATACCCTTTTCCAAAAACATCGCTACTTCATTTTCGACCGATTGAACAAAAGGATAAAATGCAACATAGAAAGGCTTGTCAATAGGGTTTACATCAGGTGCATAATAATCATATCTAAATTGTGACGCTGAAAATGTTAATTTCTTACTAAACAATCCTGTTTGTTGTGGGTTATTAGTAGGATTCCAATCTATAACACGGTCAGTCCAACGTTTAGCGACTTCATCGCCACTATTATCAACACCATCTTTAGGATATTCATATTCTGCATAACTTGCAGGTCGTTGTCCTAATGATTCATAGCATATTGATAGCAATTGATTTTCTGCTAAATTATCAGTATCAAACCATTGTACACCTACAAAATAATCTTTGCGCTCAATCTGTAAAACACCGTTAATAACTCGCCATTCTATATTCCATTGTTTTAGGTCATCTAAAAATTGAATGCCGTTTAGGTTAGCCTTATTATCATTTCTTGCACTTGTATCTTTAGGTAATTCTTGAGAAAAAACTCCAAGATTGCCAGGCACAAAACCAATATCCATTCTTACTGTATTGTGATAATAACCGCCAACATCAAATAAACTTGACTGATAACCTATATTGCACAGCTTACATAGGTTTTTAAATTGACTGTCTAAATATGGTGCCGTATGCCTATATCCACAGCCAACAATAAAGTTACTTAATCCTTCAAAAATATTTAAATTACTGCCTATTGCAATATTTAATAATTGTGCAAATAATAATAAAGGCGCTGACCATATAAAAATAAAAATTCCTAAAATCATCATTGCCTCTTGCGTTCCACTTGGCTTAACATCATTGCAATAATACATCCAAGGCGCATATCTAAATTCATCTATTCCAAGTGTGCTTATGTTATTATCTTTATTTTCAACATCCCACGGAAAATGATTTTTCAAACATCTTATAGCTTCAGCATCGACACTATTATCTACCACAGTAACTTGTGCCTCACATGTTGGGAACGTGCACCAACGTACAGAACCGCCTTCAATTTTGCCCGTAAATAATAAGCGGTCTGAACCATCGGAATTAGTACAGCATGTATCGTAAATCAATACTTGTATAGCTGCTATATTTGGATTTGGCGCGTTTATTATTTGCTGTTTTACATATTCGTAGGTATCGCCTACAACAGTTAATTCAGGGGCAAAACTGAAAGCTGATTCGCCTGCTTCATCTTTGCGGCGAAATACAAAACTTGCCGATTCAGTACCGTTGAAATTGTCAAGGTCTTGAGGTATGCCATCAAAAAATATTAGTAAGCCGTTCATTTAAATATTGAATATGTTAACGCGCCCAAAGATACACTAATAAACGCGTAAGTTGTTATTTTCCACATCTTTTTAGAACGTTTTTCTTTTTTGATTTGCTTTGCATAGTCATTACATACAACATTGCCACGTTCATAACTTTCAATCATAGCGTCTTTTAATTTTAGCATGTCTGTTTGCATATTATGTTGTACTTTCATAGCTGAAATAACCATTTCTGCATTATATAATATACTGTCGCATCTATCTATTTTGTCAATAGCTTCTTTATGTGCAACCTTAAATATTTCTAAGCTATCAAAACGCGCGGCGATAAATTCAGCATAGTCACGACTAATTAAAAAACCATTATCGACCTTTGTAATCTGACATGAGGCGACTAATGAGCAAAGTGTCAGAAACATTATTGTAATTAACAATCGGTACTTTAATAATCTTAATTCGGGATAAATCATATCTAAAGTGTTTTATTTGTTTGTCTAAGTCAGTGTTCATGCTGTCTATATGCGCCTGAAGGCTATCTGATTTTGTCACAAATTTAACAATTATTTGCGTCAAACTGTCACGGGTTTGTTGTTCGTTTTTAGTTATCTGTTTGTGCAGCTTGTTGCTGTTATCAATTGTAATGTATAGCAATACAGATACTAAAACTATGATAACACCTATTAAGTATTTCATTTCTTAACAGTATTTAAAGCGATTGCAACCGCCTGTTCTTGTGGATAACCTTCAGCAACTAACTGCTTAATAACTTTTGAAATACATTTGTTATCACCGGGTAAGCATTTTTTAATAGGCATAATTTATAATGTTTAAATATTTATACAAAATCATGTTATTTTGACCAATTACGCGAAAAGTTTTTACGCGCTTGTCTTTGTTCAACAATTTTAAATATACCGTTTGCATTTGCGCTAACTGTTGTGCGCGGCATGTATTTAGGTAAATCAGTAAGTACCGCTTCAATACGTTCTAATCTGTTTTCCATTCCGCCGTATGTTTGCGCCACGTTTACAAAGATAGACTTTTGCCCTAATTCAGAACTAAGACTAACGTTATCCCCAAATGCACCTAAAGCGTTTTTAATGCCGCCTTGTTGGTATGCCTTTGCAAAAGTATTTAGCACATCCGCAGGAATTCTATTATTGTGAACAGCACTAAGCACATCCCAATATTTATTATTTGTATCGGTTGTTATAACGCGTTCGCCTTCGTTAAGCATTGCAGGGATTGTGTCGCGCCCTGCTTTATTGTTTCCACGTTCAAGATATTCAACACCATGAAAGAACGCATTGCCAGCTGCCACACGCGCTTGTGCTAAACCTGCAATAAGTGACGCAAGTGTTAAGGCTATTGCAATAGGTGCGCCTGGCCCTGTTTCGGCAGCAGCTTTAGATACTGCTATCGCTGCATTTATTGCCAACTGTACAGATGCCAAATTCTTTTCACGTTCAACAGCGCGGGCCCGTTCCGCTTCCAACTTTTCAAGTCGTTCCTTTTCAATTTCTAATTGACGCGCGTTATAGTTTTCGCTATTAGAACGTATTTCATCTAAGGCGGATTTGCTTTTATCTATTGCCTTGTCAAGCCCTGCAATATATGCCTGCACTTGCGCGTTAAGAACATTAAACACATTATCGGACACGCCTTGGATTAGTTGTGCCGATTGGTCTATAAGTTCTTTTTGCTTGTCGGTAAGTGTTTTAGTTGTCTTTTCGCCTTCCTCAGTAGTTTTAACAAAAGCTTCAGTAGCGCCTTTTAATATCTGTTTATTAGCATCAATAGTAGCTTTGTTTAGTTCCTCGTATTTTAATTTTAAATCAGATATTTGTTTGTCAAGTTCTGATACTGCTTTTGTATCACCTGCTGCAAATAATAAATCTCTTGACTTTTGCAAAAATTGTATTCTACTATCTAATATTTTTTGATTTG